ATGGCGGTGGAGAAAGGAAGTGCGTTCCTGCTCAAGGTGGGCGACGGCGGCAGCCCCGTGGCGTGGCAGACGGTCGCGGGGATGCGCACGACGCAGATGAGCGTCAGCGGCGAGGCGGTGGCGATCACCAGCAAGGATTCCGGCGGGTGGCGCGAATTGCTGTCCGGCGCTGGGGTGAGGAGCGTCAGCGTCTCGGCGGCCGGCGTGTTCACCGGATCGGCGGCGGAGGCGCGGGTGAAGGCCAATGCGCTGGCCGGCGTGATCGACGACTATCGGCTGACCTTCGAGGGCGGCGAGACGATGACCGGGCGGTTCCTCGTCACCAAGCTGGAATATGCCGGGGATTTCAACGGCGAGCGTTCGTACACGCTGGCGTTGGAGAGCTCCGGCGCGGTGGTGGCGGCATGAGCGCGAATCCGGCGCGCGGCGAGGCGGCGATCCGCGTCGCGGGAGAGGCGCTGGTGCTTCGGCCGACATTCGCGGCGCTGGTGGCGGCGGAGCAGGAGCTGGGGCCGCTGTTCGCGTTGGTCGAGCGGGCGGCGTCGGGCGGGCTGGCGCTGGGCGAGATGGTGGCGCTGTTCTGGCACTGCCTGCGCGACCGGCCGGAAGGGCTGACCCGCGACGCGCTGGGCGAGGCGGTCGCGGCCGGCGGCCTGGCTGCCGCGACGCCCGCGCTGAAGGTGCTGCTCGGGCAGATTCTCGGCGGGCGATGAATTTCGCGGAGAGCGCCGCCCGGCTTGCCGGGCTGGCGGGGGTGGCGTTCGGCTGGTCGCCGGACGCCTTCTGGCGCGCGACCCCGGCGGAACTGGGTGCGCTGGTGCGCGCGGCGGCGGGTGAGGGCGCGGATGGCGCGCCGCCCGATGCGGCGGCGATCGCGCGATTGAGGGAGATGTTCCCCGATGGATGAGGAAATCGAACGGCTGGTGGTCAGCGTCCGCGCCGACACCACCGGCTTTGCGCGCGACGTGGGCGCGATGCGCGGCGAGCTGGAAGGCCCGCTGGCGAACGGGGCGGACCGCGCGGGGCGAGCGATCGAGAACACGTTGCTGCGCGCGGTGCGCGCCGGCAAGCTGGGCTTCGAGGATCTGAAGAAGGTCGCGCTCTCGGTGATGGCGGAGATCGCGGCCTCGGCGCTGCGGGCGGGGATCGAGCGGATCACCGGCGGCGGGCTGGACCTCGCCGGCGGGATCGCGGGCATCCTCGGTTTGCCGGGGCGGGCGACCGGCGGGCCGGTGTCGCCGTCGCGCGCCTATTGGGTCGGCGAGCGCGGGCCGGAACTGTTCGTGCCGACCGCGAGCGGCTCGATCGCGTCGGTGGCGGCGGGCGGCGGGCGCGACGTGCGGGTGGCGATCACGATCAACGCCGCCGGCGATGCCGCGCCGGGCGCGCTCGCGAAGTCGGGCCGGCAGGTGGCGCGCGCGGTGCGTGCCGCCCTTGAGGGGGCGAGCGACTGATGGGGCATTGGCTGTGCGCCGAGCGGCGGCATCAGGCAGCGGGGACGATCTCGCGCTTCGACCCGCGTTTCTGGACGGTGAACTTTCCGCGCCCGATGATGGCGGCGGTGACGACCACCGCGCCGGATGCGCTGCGGGTGGATTGCGCTTTCTATCGCCAGGACGATCTCGCCGGGCTGACTGCCGGCTGTCGTTCCGCTGGCGATCGGGCGGGGTGCGTGCGCTGGATGCGGTCAACGGCCCGGTGCTGACGATCGAGGGGCGCGACGCCGCCGGCAATGCGCGCTCGTGGTATGTGCGGTTGTGGAATTACGCGACCGGCTCGCCCGAGGATGCGCTGGTCTCGATCGACTTCGCCAGCGTCAGCGGCGGCTGGTCGCTGCCGGGGGAGGCGGACCCGGTGTGGGCGGGGGACATCGACCGGCTGTTCGTCTCGCTGGTGCCGCCGGGTTACAGCGCGACCGACGCGCCGCTCGCCGCGCCCGGCGAGGGCTGGGCGGAGCTGAGCGCGATCCGCTGCGACGGGCCGGGCGCGGTGATCGCGATCGGCGAGGCGATCGTGCCGGAACATGGCGTCGGCATCGCGGGCGGTTATGACGACAGCTATAACCTGACGCCCGCGCGGCTGCTGCGCAACGCGCTGCATCTCGGCTATCGCGGGCGGATCGTCCATTATGTCGGGATGAGCCATTATTTCCGGCTCGATGGCGGGAAGGTGAGCCTTGGCGGCGGGGCGCTCAATGCTCCTTGTGTGGCGTGGCATCGCGATTTCGCGGGGCGGGCGCGGGAGCTTGGCTACGATATAATCTGGTCACTGAGCTACGAACTGCTCGACGCGCATTGCCCGGAGGAGTGGAAGCAGCGCGCGGCGGACGGCGCGCCGGCGCTGACCGGCTGGTCACCGCCCTCCACCCTGCTCTCGCCGACGCATGAAGGGGCGATGGCGTATCTTCAGGCCGTGGCGAAGGCGTTCGTGGCGATCGGGGTCGCGGCGGGGTTGCCGGCGAGGTTCCAGGTCGGCGAGCCGTGGTGGTGGATCATGCCGGACGGGCGGCCGTGCCTCTATGACGCGAGCGCCGTCGCGGCCTTCGCGCCCGCGCCGATCGCCTCGATCAAGGGCGGCAAGAGCGCGCTGGAGATCGCGACGCTCGATGCGGCGGGGGCGGCGCTGGCGGCCTCGACGGCGGCGCTGTGTGCGGCGGTGCGCGAGGTGGCGGCGTGCGAGACGTATCTGCTCGCCTATCTGCCGACGGTGCTCGATGCGGGAGCGCCGGAGGCGAAGCGCACGAACCTGCCGGTCGGCTGGGCCTTTCCCGCGTTCGATGTGCTCCAGCTCGAGGATTATGACTGGGTGACGGCGGGCGACACCGCTTCCTCGCGCGATGGGGCGCGGGCGGCGGGGGAGCGGCTCGGCTATCCGGTCGGGCGGCAGGAATATCTCGCCGGCTTCGTGCTGAACGGGGAGGATTCCGCGCAATGGCGGCTGATCGACGCGGCGGCGGATACCGCGCGGCGGCGGGGCGTGCGCCGCGCTTACTTCTGGGCCTTGCCGCAGGTGATGCGCGACGGGCTGGTGCACTGGGATGAGGAGGAAGACGTGACCGCGTTCGACGACGTGCTGTTCCCGCTCGCGCTGGGCCGCGAGGCGGAGGTGGCGCCCGAATTCTCCACCACGATCGTCACCAGCGCGGGCGGGCGCGAGACGCGCAACGTCGCATGGGAGGAGGCGCGCACCCGCTATGATGTCGGGCCGGGGGTGAGAAGCGAGGCGGATATCCGCGTTCTGCTCGATTTCTTCCGGGCGCGTAGCGGGCCGGCGCGAGGCTTCCGCCTGCGCGATCCGTTCGATGCGGAGGCGAGCGACGAGGCGATCGGGACGGGCGACGGCGTCGCCCGCCGCTTCGCGCTGGCGAAACATTATGGCGCGGCGACGCGGCGGATCACGCGGCCGGTGGCGGGGAGCGTTTCGGTGAAGCTGGACGGCGTGGCGACCGCCGCCTTCTCGCTGGAGGAGGGCGGGATGGTGGTGCTGGATAGCGCGCCGGAAGCGGGAGCGGCCGTCACCGCGTCGTTCGCGTTCGACGTGCCGGTGCGCTTTGGCGAGGACCGGCTGACCGTGACCCGCGCGACCTTCCTCGCCGGGGCCGCGCCATCCGTCCCGCTGGTCGAGATCAGGGAGGCGTGAGATGGACCGGGTGACGCATCTCGCGCTCTGCTGGCGCGTCGAGCGGCGCGACGGCGTGGCGATCGGGCTGACCGATCATGACCGTGATCTGGAACTGGGCGGCATGGTCTATCGCGCCGCGCCGGGGATGACGCCCTCCGCGATCGTGCGGAGCGAGGGGCTGGATCCCTCGACGATGGACGCGAAGGGCGCGCTGTCCAGCGCGGCGATCACCGAACGCGACCTGATCGCCGGCCGGTGGGACGGCGCGCGCGTCGCGATCTTCGCGACCGACCGGGCCGGGGGCGGCGAACCGATGGCGCTGGGCGAGGGGACGATCGGTGCGGTGGACCTCGCCGACAACGGCTTCACCGCCGAGCTGCGCGGCGCGGCGGCGGCGCTCGACCGGCCGGCGACGGAGGCGACATCGCCCGATTGCCGCGCCGAGCTGGGCGACCGGCGCTGCCGCGTGGCGATGGCGGGGCGGCGCCGGTTCGCGCGGGTCGTGGCGGCGGACGAGGAGGTGCTGACGCTCGATCGCGCGGAGCCTTCGTCCGATGGCTATGGCGGCGGGCTGCTGCGCTGGTTCGGCGGCGCGAACGGCGGGTTCGAGAGCGCGGTGACCGCCTCGTCGGGAACCACGGTGACGGTGCGCAGCCTGCCGCCGTTCGCGGTCGAGCCGGGCGCGTTGGTCGAGGTGATCGAAGGATGCGACAAGACCATCGCCACCTGCGCGGGCCGGTTCGGCAACGCGGCGAACTTCCGCGGCGAGCCGTATCTGCCGGGGATCGACCTGCTGACGCGCTATCCCGGCGGATGACGCGTGCGGAACGCGTCGTCGCGGCGGCGCGGGCGACGATCGGCGCGCGCTTCCGCCCACATGGCCGCGATCCGGCGCTGGGCATGGATTGCGTCGGCGTCGCGGCCTTCGCGCTGAAGGCGGGCGGTTATCGCGGACAGGTGCCGGCGGGGTACGTGCTGGCGGCGGGCGAGGCGGCGATCGCACCGGCGATGCTGCGCGGCCTCGTTCGGTGCGCCGGGGATGCGCCGGGCGATCTGCTGCTGTGCCGCGCGGGCAGCGGCCTGCATCTCGCGATCGTGACCGATGGCGGCTTCGTTCACGCCGATGCGGGACTGCGCCGGGTGGTCGAGCGGCCGGGCGTGCCGCCCTGGCCGGTGATCGCGGCGTGGCATATTCAAGGGGAAGACGATGGCGACTTTGGTGCTGACGGCGGTGGGCACGGCGATCGGCGGCCCGATCGGCGGGGCGATCGGGGCGATGATCGGGCAGACGGTCGATCAGAATGTGCTGTTCAAGCCGAAGGGGCGCGATGGCCCGCGCCTCACCGAGCTTTCGGTGCAGACGTCGAGCTACGGCACGCAGATCCCGAAACTGTTCGGCACGATGCGCGTCGCGGGATCGGTGATCTGGGCGACCGACCTGATCGAGCATCGCGCGCGTAGCGGCGGGGGCAAGGGGCGGCCGAGCGTCACCACCTACAGCTATACAGCGTCGTTCGCGGTGGCGCTGTCGGCGCGGCCGATCCTCGGCGTCGGGCGCATCTGGGCGGACGGCAAGCTGCTGCGCGGCGCGGCTGGCGACTGGAAGAGCGCGACGACCTTCCGGCTGCACAAGGGCGGCGAGGATCAGCCGCCCGATCCGCTGATCGCCAGCGCCGAGGGACTGGCCGCGACCCCGGCGCATCGCGGCATCGCTTATGCCGTGTTCGAGGATCTGGCGCTGGAAGATTTCGGCAACCGCATCCCCTCGCTTACTTTCGAGGTGACCGCCGATGCAGGGCCGGTCGCGACCGGCGCAGTGGCGGCCGTGGTCAGTGGCGGCATCGTGCGCGATGCGGGCGCGGCGGCGGCGCTCGACGGCTTCTCGGCCTATGGCGATACGACGCGGGCGGTGATCGAGACGCTGGGGCGGATCGGCGGCTGTCGCTTCGCGCCGGTCGGCGATGCGGTCGAGATGCGTGGCGCGGGGACGGGGCCGGTGCTGACGATCGAGGATGACGGTGTGAAGCGTGACCGCTCGATCCGCCCGATCGAGACGGTGCCGCAGGCCATTTCGGTCGCGCATTACGATCCGGCGCGCGACTATCAGACCGGGGTGCAGCGCGCGGCGCGGCCCGGCGCGGGGGAAAAGCGCGAGACGGTCGATGCGCCCGCCGCGTTGGGCGCGGGCGCGGCCAAGGCGATCGCCACCGCGATGCTCGCCCGTGCGGAGACCGAGCGGGTTGGGCGTCGGGTAAAGGGGGATGTGACCGCGCTGGTGGTCGGGCCGGGCGATCGGGTGGCGATCGCTGGCGAGACTGGGCGATGGCGCGTCGTCACCGCGACGCTGGAAGGGATGGCGACGACGCTGGAACTGGTCGCGGAGCGCGCCGCGATCCTGCCCACGGTGGCCTCGCCGGGCCGGTCGCTCGGTGCGCCCGATGCGGTGGCGGGGACGACGATCCTCCACGCCTTCGAGCTGCCGGCGCTCGACGAGGCGTTGCTCAGTGAGCCGCGCCTGCTGGTCGCGGCGGCGGGGACGGGCGCGGGATGGCGGCGTGCAGCGCTACGCTACAGCCTGGACGACGGGGCAAGCTGGACGGCGATCGGCGGGACGGCGTTACCGGCGACGCTCGGGACACTGGCAGATACTTTGTCGGCTGGGCCGATAACGTTGCTCGATCGGCACAACGAAATCATCGTCGATCTGGCGCATGACGGGATGGTGCTGTCCGACGCCGACGCCGGGGCGGTGGATCGCGGGGCGAACCTGGCGCTGGTCGGCGACGAACTGGTGCAATTCGCGGTGGCGGAGCAACTCGCTCCATGCCGTTGGCGGTTGCGCGACCTGTCGCGCGGCCGGCGCGGGACGGTCGCGGCGGCGCATGATGCCGGCGCGCGCTTCGTGCTGATCGAGCCGGAAACGGTGACGGCGGTATCGCTCGGCGCCTCGCCGGGGCAGGCGGTGCAGGTCGCGGCGGATGCGGTGGGCGATACGGCGGGGGTCGTAGCGATGCTGACAGGAGCGTCGATCCTGCCGCCCGCACCGGTTCGTCTGGAGGCGGTGGCGCAAGGTGACGGCGGCGTGCTGGTACGATGGCGGCGGCGCGGTCGCAGCGGCTGGCGGTGGCGCGATGGCGCCGACACGCCGCTCGGCGAGGAGCGCGAACAATATCGTGTGACAGTGATGCCTGTGGGGCTGTCGGCAAGAATCGCGGTCGTCGACACCGCTGCGTATTCCGTCTCCGCGGCCGAATGCGCTGCCGGCCCGATGACGGTGGAGGTGGCGCAGATCGGCACCAACGGCGCCTCGCCGGCCGCTGCGATCACTTTCTGACCTGGAGGACATAAATGAGCGACGAACGATCGCCGCGCCTTGCGCTGCCGCTGTTGCAGCCGGGGCAGGCGCAGAAGGAAACCGATCACAACGAAGCGCTCACGCTTCTCGATATCGCGGCGCAGGCAGCGGTGCTTGCGGTGGGACTGGATAACCCCCCGGTCGATCCCGCGCCGGGCGAATGCTGGATCGTCGGCACCGCGCCGACAGGGGCATGGAACGGCTATGCCGGCGCGTTGGCGGGCTGGACGGCGGGCGGCTGGCGTTTCGTCGCGCCGACGCCGGGGATGACCGCATGGAGTATCGCGGACGACATGTCGGCGCGCTACGAAGCCGGCACATGGTGGCTCGGCGAGATTCGCGCAGAGCGGGTGCTGATCGACGGCGTCCAGGTGCTGGGGCCTCGGGGAAGCGCCATTCCTGATCCGGGGGGCGGTGTCAGCGTGGACGCCGAGGCACGCGCCGCGATCAGCGCAATGTTGAACGCATTGCGCAGCCATGGACTAATTGAGTGA